GCAGATGTTTCGCGGGGCGCGCGGCTTGCCAAACGCCATGCGTAACGCCGGGAATGCTGCGTCGCGCGGCATTGACGCGATGGACAACTTTATGGCCCCTCGCCCACCCAAGCCAAACCAATCAGCTCTATTTAATGAGGTAGCAAGATACCTCGAAAGCCGAGGTAACTAATGGCGATCACCACATACGCGGAGCTGAAAAGCTCAATCACTGATTTTCTCAACCGGGATGACCTGGATACCGTCGCGCCTGACTTTATCACGCTGGCGGAGGCTGACTTGTCCCGCAAGGTGCGTCACTGGCGCATGGAGGGCCGCGCGACTGCGGAAATCGACACGCAATACAGCGCCATCCCGGCTGATTTCTTGGAGGTCATCACGTTTCACGTCACGTCCGGCAATTTGCGCCCCTTGGAGTTAATCAGCCAGGCTGAGATGCTGCAACGGCGGTACGAAAATTTGGATACCTCTGGCAAGCCCGCGTACTACGCCCTGACGGCTGGCGAAATCGAGGTGTACCCCACCCCGGACGGCACGTACACGACTGAGCTGTACTACTACAAGCGGATCTCGGCGTTGAGCGACAGCAACACGTCCAACTGGCTGTTGGAGTATTTCCCCGACGCATACCTATACGGATCCTTGGTGCACTCAGCGCCTTACTTGAAGGATGACGCGCGGCTGCAACTTTGGGCGGCGCTTTACGAGCAGGCGATTGCCTCAATCAACCGCGAAAGCGAAGCAACCAAGTTTGGCGGGTCTGGCCGTCGCATGAAGATAAAGGCGTACTAAGATGAGCTTTTCAAACACCTACGAAACACACGTATTGAATTACGTTTTCACTACGACGTCCGTGACCCGGCCGACAGCCTGGTACTTGGCGTTGTTTACGTCCAACCCGGCGGAAGACGCCAGCGGCACTGAGGTGAGCACCTCCGGCACCGCGTACGCGCGTCAATCGGCGACGTTTACAGTTTCCGGCAACACCGCGTCGAATTCTGGGGCGATTGAGTTCCCGACTGCCACGGCGTCATACGGAACGGTGTCACACGTCGGCATTTACACGGCGTCGACTGGCGGGGATCTGATTGCATACGCGGCGTTGAGCACAAGTAAGGCTATCGACACGGGCGACGTGTTCCGCGTCCCTGACGGCGACCTAGACGTGACCCTAGACTAATGGCTGACACGACCTACCGCACCGGGTTTGGCACTGGCGCCTTTGGCGTCGAGGCTTACGGTGTGGATGGCGTGTTCAAGGAGGGTGCCGGGGTCGTTGTTGGCGTGACCTCTACGGTATCCGCCGTCGTTCGGGTGCGCCTAGCGGCGTCTATCCCGGCGACGGTGTCCACAACTGCCTCAGACGCCCAGAGAGTGCGGGAAAACGCCGCGACGGCATCATCCAGTGCAACCAGCTCCTGCGGCGCTCAGCGCGTCCGTGAGGGCGACGCAACGCCAGAGGCCAGCGCGACATCTACAGCGTCAGCGCAGCGTGTCCGTGAGGGTGACGCAACCCCGGCGGCGGCGCTGAGTGGATCCGCGTCTGGTGAAGCGATAAAGTTGGGATCCGCGGCGGCATCGCCCGCGTTAACGAGTGCCGCGAACGCGGTGACAATCGTGAGCGTTTCGGTCGCCCTGCCCTGCTCGTCTTCCGTTGTCGCGGTTGGAAATCGCGTGCAGTTCAGCGGCGCGGCAATCGCGACGGCGGCTACATTTACGGCGAGCGCCATCGAGAAATGGGAACCCACCGCGGATACGGCGGAGACGTGGACAAACGTCGACGCGGCGTCTGATACTTGGGCGGAATCGGCGACGGCGTCCGACACTTGGACTGGCGTCGACGCGGCGTCTGACACCTGGACTGACGGCGCCCAGGCAAGCGATACCTGGAGCGAGGCCGCGTAGCATGAATTTTTGGCGGATCCGACGCTTTGTGAGATAATTTGTGCAACGGGTCGGGGCGGCTCGTTTTCCCCTCACATCGACGGAAGACTGCGCCTTGGCGAACACTAAGGAGTTGAGCAATGGCAGATACCACCACCACCACGTACGGCTTAACTAAGCCGGAAGTCGGCGCGTCAGAGGATACCTGGGGCACCAAGATCAATACCAACTTTGACAACTTGGACGATCTGCTTGACGGCACTACGCCTGTCACTGGCATTGATATTAACTCAGGTACGTTGGATGGGGTGACGATTAACGGATCTGTCATTGGCGGCACCACAGCGGCGGCTGGTACGTTTACAACGCTGACAGCCAACACAAGCATTATTGGTACGCTGGCAACTGCCGCGCAGGCTAACGTGACCAGCCTTGGCACGCTGACAGGGCTAACCATTGGAGGCAACCTGTCAGTCGATGGCGGCACGATCAAGCTGGATGGGAATCACCCAGATGGTAGTCTTAACGTTGCGTTAGGTAATACTGCGTTAGATGCGGTAACAACGGCAGCAAATAGTGTTGCAATAGGTCATAATTCTTTAGGGGCCGCTACAAGCGGTAGTTACAATACTGCTGTTGGTATGGGTACGTTGGCTGCTGTAACAACTGCAAATTCTTTAACTGCCTTTGGTTATCAGGCACTAAATTCTAATACATCTGGTACGGCAAACGTGGCGGTCGGTCGTAGTGCGCTTACCTCCAACACCACCGCTAACAACAACACCGCAGTAGGTTATGAAGCGGGTAAAGACCTGACGACATCACAGAATAACGTGTTTTTGGGATACAAAGCTGGGCAAGACGTAACGACAGGCGATGAAAACGTCGCCATTGGCAGTGCGGCAATGTTCCTAAATACGACAGGGCAAGACAACACCGCAGTGGGTCGTTTGGCTCTCTATACCAACTTAACAGGCAGCTATAACGTCGCAATTGGTAAAAGCGCACTGACCCTTTCAACAGGCAACCGAAATGTTGCTATTGGTTCAAGTGCGTTGGATGACGCCACAACTATCGACGACACAGTTGGCGTTGGCTACGCAGCTTTAGGGTCTTTGACTACTGCACATGATAACGTTGCGATTGGTTCGTCAGCTATGGCGAATACGACGACAGGTGGTTCAAATGTTGCTATTGGTAAAACTGCAATGCAGACGAATACTACGGGAGGTGCGAACACTGCTATTGGTCATCAGTCGTTGTACAATGCTACCACCGCCTCAAATAATACTTCAGTTGGATACAACTCTGGGTACAATATAACGACAGGCCACAACAACGCTTTGTTTGGTGAGGATGCTGCGGTGAACTCAACAACGGCAACCTATATAACGGCGATTGGCTCAGAGGCTTTACGGTCAAACACGACAGGTGGAAGTAATGTTGCGGTTGGGTATCAGGCGATGCGTCAAAACACCACCGCCAACAACAACACAGCCGTTGGGTATCAGGCAGGGTATAGTAACACTACTGGTGATTTTAATACATTTGTAGGTCGCCAATCTGGTGATGCTGTAACAACAGGCGTACAAAACACTTTCTTAGGGTCTGATGCTGGTGGCTCTACCACAACATCAAATTACAACACGGCTGTTGGTAAATCGTCTTTGTTTTACAATACCACAGGTGGATCAAATACAGCTCTAGGGGTTAGCGCATTACAATCCAACATTACCTCAAACAATAGTACTGCCGTTGGGCATAAGGCTCTTTATAGTAATACAGCAGCAAATAATACGGCTGTTGGATTTGAAGCAGCTTTTAACAATTCAACAGGTTCAATATCCGCCTTTGGGAGATACGCTGCACGTCAAAATACGACGGGCGTATCAAATACGGCTGTTGGGAGAACTTCTGGATACAACACAACGTCAGGCAGTTATAATACTTCCGTTGGTGAGACCGCTTTGTACTCCAACACGACAGTGGATAACCAAGTTGCTGTAGGCTATCGGTCTCTGTATTCAAATACAACTGGTACACCTAATGTGGCTTTAGGTTCAACCGCTGCTTACAGCAACACCACAGGCGGCAGCTTAGTTGCTGTAGGTTACCAAACATTATATAACAATACGACTGGCTCAAGTAATACAGGCTTAGGTCGTCAGGCTTTGTACAGCAATACAACAGGCACACAGAATACCGCCATTGGTCAACAAGCCTTATATGACAATACCACAGGTTCAAGAAATGTGGCTGTTGGTTATTCCGCATTAGAGAACAACACTACCGAAGGTTACAATACGGCTGTTGGGTATCAGGCGATGCTCACCAACACTACGGGTTATATCAACGCAGCTTTTGGTGTTCAGGCTTTATACTCAAATACCACGGGTCAATTTAACGTTGCCATTGGCGGTAATGCTTTGGAGCGCAACACCACCGCCAGCAACAATGCAGCAGTTGGGTATCAGTCACTTTACACTAACACCACGGGTGCACAAAACACAGCTTTTGGTGCTTACGCACTGTACTCAAACACCACCGCTTCTTATAACACAGCGGTTGGGGTGAATGCATTGTTAAATAGCACCACAGGTTCGGAGTTGGTTGCAGTCGGTGAGGGAGCCTTGGAGCGAAATTCCTCCGGTAGTTACAACACAGCCATTGGTCGTGATGCGTTGACTTACAACACCACCGCCGACAACAACACGGCAGTGGGGTATCAGGCGGGATATAGTAATACTACAGGTTCCAGAAATACTTGCCTTGGGTTAGAGGCTGGTTATAGTCTTACGACAGGAGGTAGAAACACGCTTGTTGGGAACCAAGCAGGTAAAGGCATAACAACGGGTATTCAAAATACCTTCCTTGGTGGCACAAACGGCTCAACTGGTTCTGTTGGGGAGTTCATTACTACAGGCTCCAAGAACACCATTATTGGCTCATTTGACGGCAACCAAGACGGCTTGGACATCCGCACCTCAAGCAACAACATCGTGCTGTCGGATGGGGATGGGAATGCCAGAGCGCATTGCGATGGAAATGGTGATTTTTACATTGGCTCAAATAGAACTCGTTATCCGGGTAACGGAAACACAGCCGCAGGATTTATGGTTGAAGGCGGGAACAAAACTGTATTTGTTTCAAGAGCAGAAGCTGCATCTTTAGCGGTAAATAGAAGCACTAACGATGGAGCTATTGTAAATATTAATCAAGATGGAGTTTTGGAAGGCACAATCTCAGTATCAGGCACAACCGTATCCTACAATGGCGGTCACTTATGCCGTTGGTCACGCCTTGCAGATGACAGCAAAGACACATCAATTGTCAAAGGCACAGTGATGACTAACCTTGATGCGATGGTTGAATGGGGCGATGAAGATAACGAACAGTTAAACAAGATGGCTGTTTCATCTGTTGAAGGTGACCCAAATGTTGCAGGAGTCTTTGTCAACTGGGATGAAGATGATGATTGGAACGATATGAATGTCGCAATGACAGGCGATATGATTATTCGCATTGCACAAGGCACAACTGTTGCTCGTGGCGACCTGCTTATGTCTGCTGGTGACGGAACAGCCAAACCACAGGGCGACGATATTGTTCGCAGCAAGACAATCGCAAAAGTTACTTCAACCCATGTCACATGCACATACGATGATGGCTCCTACTGTGTGCCATGTGTGCTAATGGCATGTTAATCGTATAGTCAGAAAAGGAGAAAGACATGACTGATACACCAACTGCGGAAGAAATTGCACAACACTACACAGCAATGGGTCACTCAGTTGATCTATTAAACGCTGGGAAACCAGAGGGCGTAGAAGATGCTGATTGGGCTGACACTGTGTCACGCAATGTAGAGCATCTACAGCTAATGGTGGCTAAAGACTTCTGGACTACAGAAGATATGACCGCTGTTAATGCAGCTATTGCAGCTAACTCATAAGGAACAGACAGATGGCGAAAGACGAAAAGAAAACCATCACGGTCAATGATGTTGAGTATGATGTAAATGATTTTACTGACGAGCAGAAAGTGTTGCTGAACCACGTCCAGGATCTAGATCGCAAGCTGGCCAACGCGCAATTTAACCTGGATCAGCTTGTGGTGGGCCGGGAGGCTTTCATCGTTCGCTTGGCAAACTCACTGGAGGCAGTGGAAGACGCCGAAGAAATCGCGGCTGAATGATACAAGTACCAGACACTATGCGACTGGACGGCTCTGCGCCGTCCTTTTGCGTTCAAACCCTTATATGGTAACATAATACCATCCAAGTTAACGTGAGGCGTGCATGTCCCTAATTGACCTAAACATCCCGGCTGGCGTCTATCGAAACGGGACTGACTTGCAGAGCATGGGGCGTTGGCGCGACGCCAATCTCGTGCGCTGGCATGACGGCGTTATGCGCCCGATTGGCGGCTGGCGGACCAGATCCAACACCGCAGGCAACGCCAAGCTGCGCGGCATGATGACCTGGATTGATAACTCAAACGACAGATGGATTGCCGCCGGATCGTACAACAAATTGTACGTCTACTCCGACGCAGGCATCCAATACGACATCACCCCGACTGGCTTGACTGCCGGACGCGAGGACGCCGACGCGAACACCGGGTTTGGCGGATCCTTTTTCGGCAGCTATTCGTACGGCATCGCGCGACCAGATTTTGCACGCATCGACCCAGCGACGTCTTGGCACCTACAGCCGTGGGGCGAATACCTGGTGGCCTGCAACGCCGACGACGGCAAGATTTACGAGTGGCAGCTCAACACCGCATCCGCCGCGGCGGTACTCAGCAACGCCCCAACGAGCAACCGCGGGATCCTGGTAACCCAGGAGCGGTTCCTGTTTGCGCTCGGCGCTGGCGGCAACCCCCGCAAGGTGCAGTGGAGCGACCGGGAAGACAACAACACCTGGACGGCTGCCGCGACAAACGAGGCTGGCGACCTTGAGTTGAACACCTCCGGGCAGATCCTGGCGGGCGTCAACGTGCAGGGCCAATCGTTAATCCTGACGACCCGCGACTGTCATGTGGCCAACTACGTGGGGCCGCCCTACGTCTACGGCATAGAACGCGTTGGGACGTCGTGCGGCCTCGGAGCCGAGCAGGCGTGCGCGGTCGTTGACGCTGGGGCATTCTGGATGGGCGTTGGTTCATTCTTTGTGTACAGCGGCGGACGCGTTCAGGAGCTACAGTCTGACGTTTCGGATTACGTGTTTAACGACTTAAACAAGGCGCAAGTCTCCAAGGCGTTTGCCATGGCGAATTCGCTATTCGGTGAAATCTGGTGGTTCTACCCGTCGAGCGGATCCACGGAAAACAACAGATACGTGGCGTACAACTACATCGAAAACACTTGGCACATTGGCGAGCTGGCTCGCACGACGGGCACGGATCGCGGCGCATTCCGCCAGCCAATGATGTTCGACGCGGACGACCGTAAGCTGTACGAGCACGAGATCGGATTTGATTACGGAACGCTGACGCCGTTCGCTGAGACTGGACCCTTCCGCATTGGCACGGGAAACCAGGTCGTTTCCGTCACTGAACTTGTGCCGGACGAAAAGACCCAGGGCGACGTCAACGCGACGTTCAAGACCCGGTTCTACCCCAACGGCACGGAGCGCAGCTACGGCCCCTACTCTCTCAGCAACCCGACCAGCGTGCGATTTACTGGGCGTCAGGTTCGGATGCGCGTCGAGGGTCAGCGCCTGGCGGACTGGCGCGTGGGCATCAACCGCGTGGACGTGGTGCCCGGGGGTGAGCGATGAGCGTTCAATACAAAGCCCCGGAGCCATACGGCGATGACTGGAAGACGTGGGCGCGTCGCTTGATGATTTACCTGGGGCAAACCCGCTCAGCTATCGTGCAGCAAATCGGCGGCGAGACGGCGTCCGAGGATGGTTACCTAATGTTTGACCGCTCCAACTTATACCCGGTGGTGTCGCAGAGCGGATCCTACAAGGAGGTCGTCGTGAAGCAATCCGTCCCGTCATCGAGCGTGGGCGCGTCCGGCGACGTGTCCGGCATGGTGAGCTGGGACGGCTCATACATTTACGTCTGCACGGCGGCGCACGACGGCACTACCGACATTTGGAAGCGCGTCGCGCTCACTGGGGGTGCCTGGTGATCACTGAAGAATTCAACCGTTGCCGTCCACACATTGAGGCCGCCCTGGAGTACAGCGGCGGCACGCACGACATCATTGATATATACGAGGGTATATACAAAGGGACGATGCAATTGTGGCCCGCAGAGAAAAGCTGCCTGGTCACCGAAATCATCGCGTACCCGAAAAAGAAGGTGCTCAATATCTTTCTTGGCGGGGGCGATCTCACCGAAATTTTAGACATGCACGACGACGTGATAAATTGGGCTAAAGCGCAAGGCTGCGAGGCTCTCAACATGACTGGGCGTTTTGGTTGGAAAAAACCACTGGCCGCGCACGGATGGGAGCCAATGCACTCATCCTACGTTAAGGAGATATAAAATGGGTAAAGGCGGATCATCGACCTCAGTACAGATCCCACAATACATTGAGGATGCGGCTAAGCGAAACCTAAACCGTGCAGACAAAATTAGCTCACTCGGAAACGTCCCGCTGTCGTTCGGTCCGACTGCGGCCGCGTTTACGCCCATGCAGCAATCGGTATTCACAAACACCGCAGACCAAGCGCTGTCGTTTGGGTTGAGTGCCCCGTCCGGCAATAACGTGATGGGCGGCATGGATGCGCCAACGACATACGCAAACGGCGTGTCGGCCTACAGCGGTTACCCGATTTATGAGCAGATCGAGAGCGAGTTTGCGCAGAAGCGCCCAGGCCAAAAGGATTACATCGACAGCTTTTTCATTGACCCGTACACCGGGGCGGCTGGGTACAACATCGGCAACCCGATTGATTACAGCAACTACGGCTACACGGCGGCGCCCGACAGCGGCACAAATATTAGCATAAACAACAGTAGCAGCTTTGACGGCGGCTCAAACCCGGTCACAATTGACCCGGGCTACACCGTGCCGAGCGTCTACATTGACAACACTATTGTCGATGATCTTGGAAACTCCGCGCCGTTTAACGAGGTTGATCAGTACGACGATGAGGGCGACAACAATTTCCTGACGGAGGATGAGACAAACGATCTTGTGGACGTCATCCAAAACGAGACTGGGTTTGACAACTACGACCCCACCACGGACGTGATTGCGGGCACGGAGTACGAGGATGCCTACACTAACAGCGACGCGGCGCAGGAAGCGGCCGACACTCTCTACAACAACAACCAGGTAATCTACGGCCCCGACACGGGCAACAACGTGACGTCACTCACGACGGGCGGAGACAACTGGAGCGGCGCGGTCGACTCCAACGGCAACTCAATCAGCATGGAAGACCAAATCAACGCCCAGGCGGACGCGTACGCGGATACTGGCGTTGAGTTTGACATGAACAACCCGGACACATGGATTAGCGCGGAGCAGGCATACAACCAGCCCGACCAGGTCGTCTACGACGGGTCTAGCGAGAAGAATGCCCAAGTCGCGTCTATCTTGAAGGATCAGTACGGCTGGTCTGATCAGCAATTGATTGACGGCGGTTACGAGGGCTACGCCCCAGAGCCGGAGCCGACGATTGCTGACACCGTGACTGACATCATTTCGGCAAGTCCGACGGTGCAGATCATTGACAGCATTGTTAACCCAGACGTCACGACTGACGCCGACCTGTTCAACGACACCTACACCGCGGCGAGCGTCGACGCGGCGAACAACCCGACGGGCGTCACGCAGCCAGCGGTCTACAACGACAACGACAATGACAACACCGTCGAATTCGCGAACACCGTCCTCGGTAGCGACGACATCACGACGTTCTTGCCTCCGTCAAACGATAACGACGACGGCCCGCAGGGTATCGTCGGTAACAACGACACAGGCAACAACAGCATCGCGCAATCCATCGCCAACTCACTCACGCCTGACGACGGCATGGAGTACGTGGATGGCGTTCTGGTTAACACTGGCGCGACCGTGAACGCGATGAATAATGACGACGACGACAGTAACGACACTGGCAACGACAAAATCGTTTGCACAGAGATGTACCGTCAAACGCAGCTAGACGACTGGGTCATGGCAATGAAGACTTGGTACGTTTACCAGCGCAAGCACCTGACGCCATACCACCAGGTCGGCTACCACGCCGTGTTCCGTCCGTTTGTGAAGGGCATGCGTCGCAGCACAATCATCACAAAAATCGGCGCCTACGCCGCAACCGAGAGAACGAAGCACCTACGCCACGTACTAACCAAGGGCAAATCTGAGGACAGCCTGTTCGGCCGGATCCTCTGCAAGGTCATGGAACCCCCGCTGTATGTTGTCGGGCGTGTCGTATCAGCAATAAGGAAGGACGCATAACATGTCAGGACAAGGCACCAAAGGCGGTGGGGAAGTCGTCCCAATTGCAACGCAACCAAACGCGTATCAGCCCCCGGCCCCGCAGCAATTTAACATAAATACATCCGCGGCGACTGGCCTGCAAAACGCTATGGCGGGCACCCAGCAAGCGATGACAAACCCGCTGAACGTCGGCGCGTACATGAACCCCTACCAGCAAGAGGTCATCGACAACACGCAGAACGACATTGAGCGTCAGCGTCAAATGGCGATGAATACCCTGGGCGCGCAAGCGACCCGAGCCAAGGCGTTCGGTGGATCCCGGCAAGGCGTCGCGGAGGGCGTGACGAACGCCGAATATGGACGCATGGCGGCAAACGCAATCGCACCGATGCGCATGCAGGGCTACAACACGGCGATGAACCAAGCGATGGCGGATCGCACCGCGCGTCTCGGCGCAGCGAACCAGCTTGGCGGATTGGCGGGTCAGGCGTTCAACACTGGCAGAGCAATCAACCAGGACATGATGTCTCAGGGTTTGATGCAGCAAGGCTTACAGCAACAGCTTATCGACGCCGCGCGTCAGGATTTCGCACGCTACGCAAGCAGCCCGCTGGACAGCTTAAACGCCCCACTGGCGGCTCTAGGTGTCGCGAACCAAAACTCACCAAACACGACGACGATAACCAACAACCCGGGCATCCTGGGTACGCTCGGCGCCATGAAATATCTGGGCTTCCCACCGTTTTAAGGTAAGACAATGAACCTAAGTGACAGAGACATTCTAGCCAAAACAATCATGGCGGAAGCGGGCAACCAAAGTCAGCTCGGCATGCTAGGCGTCGGCTCTGTCATTATGAACAGGCTGCGCAACCCAGGCTACGGCAACACCCTACAGGACGTGATCCTGAAGCCCGGGCAGTTTTCCCCCTGGAACAGCTACACGGGCTACGCGGGCGGCGTGCAGGGTCAAGACATGATGAAGCT